GCATCGAGGTATTCTGCTGCCGCGGCCTTGAGATGCCTAATAAGCCCGGCCACGAGGTCAACATCTTCAGGCAATTGTGCCCTACCGCCTGTCTTCTCACCTTGCGATAGGGTGCATTCCTCTTGCTTCTGTGCTTCTGTGGCCTGCTCGAGCTTTTTCTGCTGGGCTTTCGCCAGTAGAGTGACCCATGCGGCATGATCAACAGATTCTCCACTAACAAGGAACTGGGAGGCGTCGATGGAGAGTTGCGAGAGCATCCCCATCCGGGTCCCGACGGGCATTGCTCGCACGCTCCCATCCGGCCACTCAAAACCTATCCAATAAACTGCGCTCGACGGCTTCAGATTCCGGAAGCCGATGGGGCTATCGCTCGCATTAGGTGCGGGCGCAACGCCGGCGCTCGAGACACGAACATCACTCACCTTGACCACGTTTTCTGTCTGCTCCTGCTTCGGCATGGTACGTACTCCCAAAAAAGAGAATCGTAGCACCGGGCCGCTCGGCCCTTGGTGCGACGCCCTTATTATACCATTTGTCGGCGCTTTGATTCCAGTTTTCCCCCTCGACGGAATCTTGGCGCGTCGCAAGTATAGTCTGTGCCCGCAGTTACAACAATTCGGATAAAATAGATTGCATGTTCCCAACATTGTACAATTCGCCTGGGATTGCCCTAAATGCTTGCACAGCCTATGGTTGCGATAACGTACGGTTAACTGCTGTGTTACGTTCGCCTGGAACATAGCACACTATGGGTTTTCTGGCATGTAGTTTGCCCTATGGTCCATGCAAGTATCATGCCAACAATCGTAAGTCCTTTATGGGCAACGGGTTATAACTGGCATGGGATTTGAATAAGCCTGGCCGCATATGTAGCAAAAACCATGCCACTGTTGTAAGTTTATGCTGTGCAATGCTTTACAACTGGCACGCGGTTTGCTGGGAAACCAGGCCCCCCGTCTGTCGTATAGGTGATGGGGCTCCTCCTCTAGCCAACCCCAATTTCAACCTGCCACCTCTATGCCATCGCTATTCACTGCCTGAAATGGAGGAAAAACTAGTTTATCCTAGTATCAACCACCCTATCTATTCTAGGATAAACAGGCTTAGAATACCGCGTAGGGGGTTCTAAGGTGTGAAGGACGCCGTTCTTATAGGCATTTTAGGCTATTTATGGGCCATTTTGGCGAAAAGGCGCTTAGCGTATCGAATTTGGTAGTTTCGGCCAGTTTATCCTAGTTTGAACAACCCCATCCATAGGAGGATAAACTAGTTTACCCTCAAACGAGAAAGGGAGGTGTAGGTAGGTCACCTATCTGCCACCGCTTCCTTAGCTTATCACCCCCTTTAGAAGCTAAAAGCACTTAAACATTAACTTATACTAAATATACTATACATATATATACTATACTAGTAGTATTATTGTTGTGGTTGTTGTAAAGTGTTGTTGTGTAAGGGAGTTGGGAAGAGACTACTATACAAAGGTGGGTAGTTTATCCTAGATACGTCCCCCCTTCTCGATCTAGGATAAACTGGGGCTAATGGTAGTTTGAAGATGGCGTTGGGGCATCGAGTAGAAGTCTACATAAGTTTTGAATTTCTCTCTTGCGTTCTGAGTATATATAGTGTAGTCTATAGATAGATGGATACGGCAAACTTTAATGGCAGGGAGAGACGGAGATGAAAAATGATTTCGCCGTGGCGGAGGAAGCTGGTGGAAATCTGAGGGTTGTAGCGAGAGGTCTAGATGACTATCGTGATGGGATCAAATGGTTGAAAGACAATGGCGATGCCGACAAGTCTTATCAGATCGTTGTTTTGAAGGGTGCCACCCTTACGGTTGAGGTTGAGACACTAAAGAAGAGGAAACTACACGAAACTGAATGACTACATCCGCTCCTCCCTCTAAGGCTGGTCGCTCTGCTCCGTTGGGGTGGCCAGCCTTATGACTTCAAAACGCCAAAGAGAGAAGGCTCGTGAGTACGTCCGTCGTTATTACTGGCGACATCATGAGCAAGAACTTGAACGATCACGGCAATTCAGGGAGGACAACCCCGATTATCTACAGGATTGGTATGAGCAAAACAAGACCTACCAACAAGCGAAGGTGAAGCTTCGTAATTATTGCCGTCCTGATCTGACGAAGAAGTGGAGGTTTGAAAAGAACTATCCGGGGTTGGATGCAAGTGATGTTGAATATCCTGATGATATTGCTGCGGAATGTGATAGGATATACAAGAAGAAGCTGAAGAAGCTCCGGAGGCTCTTTGGACGCGACCCAGATACGGGCCATAGAAAATGAAGATAGTTATAGACACACGTGAGCAGAAACCATATAAGCTCACTGATGCAGTGAAGTCCGCGTTGAAAACAGGAGACTATTCCATAGAGGGATATGAGGAAGAGATCGCAATCGAGCGGAAATCTTATTCAGATCTCTACCATTCTCTCACCACTGCGAAAAATCGTTTCAAAAAACAGATGAAGCGGTTGTCTAAATATCCTTATCGCTATCTTGTGATTGATTCTACCGTGTCGTCTGTGATCTTGGGCCATCCTCAATGTGATTTGCCCGGTCCTGTTGCGCTTAAGAAACTGTTTGAAATCGCTGTTCCACTTGGGGTTCCGGTTTGTTTTGTAGATAACCAAGGTGATAAGATTGTTCGTAACCTGCTTTACCAATTTAAGGTGATGGCGGATGCCAAAGAAGGAAGTTGACGCATTGTTGGACGAAACCAAAGATGAGCTTCCTATCCCCGCTGATGATATGCCAGCTCCGCTCGATCCAACAGAACGGGATGCGGATGGTAGACTTAAAAGGCGGCCCCTCTCCCACAGCACACTGGCAAAAACCCACCCGTTGGCTGTTGGTCTAAAAGAAGCAAAAGCAATCATAAATGAGATTCTGAAGGACGAATCTAATCTCGAACACCTTCGAATCGCACTCCAGACTAAATTCAGCGAAGACCCAATCAAGTTCCTGCTCACAATGGAGCCATTGATGAAGCGTTACGAGAAACTTAGCTCGGAGGGCAAGGAGGAGAAAGCGAAGGTTAGGTTGTATGTTAAGGGAGGGGAAACTGCGGTAGAAATTTCTAGTGAGGGAGAAGACGATGAATAAACGTGATTTGAGTTCCCAAGAACGTCGTTTACTTGAAGTTGCAATTGATCAAGCGAAGGACCGTCCTGATAAGGATTATCTTGGTCGTAGAGAACTACGTCAGGTGACCGGCTGTACGTGGAGGGAAGCCCGCAGAGTGGCTAAGGTGGCGAGGGAGTTGGTGGAGACAAAAGAACCAACCCCAACTGCCAAACTATCGAAGCACCCTAAATTCAACCCACAGCACCCTACATACCGCATGGCAGCAATTGAAATTCTTAAGAAGGGTGTGGCACTTAGGGAGTTGTCAGAAGGACTGGGGTCCAGCGAAGACGAAGCGTTGGATATGGTACGATCACTTAAGTCTTCCGGGTGGATGGTGAGGGAGGTTGAGGGTATATTTGAGCTTCAAGATCTCCTGCCATCCTCTCGTGTGGTGATGAAGGATTTCAGCCGTGTTAGTGATCCTATTACCAAAATTGGTGTGATATCCGATACGCATATAGGTAGCAAATCTCAGCGGCTAGATATGAATGAGATGGCGTATGAGAAGTTTGCTAATGAAGGCATAACGGATGTATTTCATGCCGGGAACATTATTGATGGGTACAGGGAGTCGATTAACGCGGATGAGGTTTTGTTCCGCAACTGCACTGACCAGTGCTACTACCTGATGGATATGTACCCCGAACGGGAAGGAATCACGACCCACTTTATTACAGGAAAGTGTCACGAGGGGTGGTATCAGAAGAAGATTGGTTTGGAGATCGGTGAGTACATTCAGATGGTTGCGGAAAAACAGGGTAGAGATGACTTGAAGTTTCTCGGCCACCTTGAACGTGATGTTGAGTTTGCCGGTAAAGGAGGTAGTGTGATTATGCGGATCCTGCATCCAGCAGGTGGTAGTAGCTATGCACAATCCTACAAACCACAGAAAATTGTGGCGAGCTATCAAGGCGGGGAGAAGCCGAACATCCTCCTAGTTGGCCATTTTCATAAAGCTGGGTGGTTCTTTCCCCGTAATGTCCATGTTGTGATGGCAGGATGTGGGTGTGACCAGACGAGTTTCATGCGCTCGCGCCATATCCAAGCTCATGTCGGTTTCTTCATTGTGGAGTTTTCCCAAGACAACAACGGCGCAGTTTCGCAGTTCACCCCCCGTTTCTTCCCGTTCTATGATAAAGGTTACCACTTTAACCGAAGCGAGTGGGAAATGGCGATTTGGGAAGGCGGGGTGTAATGAATATCCAAGTTGTTACATTCTCTGGCAAGCTTATTAATCCTCTCCGGCTCCATACCAGCGATATTGAGCTCATTGATATCGCGCACGGTCTCGCTCAGACATGTCGTTTTAGCGGGCAGTCAGCATCATTTTATTCCGTGGCACAGCATAGCGTTCATCTTTCAAAGTGTATGGAAGACGACCAGCTAAAGCTCACCGCCCTTCTCCACGACGCTGCGGAGGCATACTTGGGGGACATTAGCGCTCCGATAAAGAAAGCTCTACCTTTGTATCAAGACATGGAGAATGCCGTTCTCAAAGTGATAATGCAGCGTTTCGGAGGGACGTACCCTCTCCCAAACAAGATCCACGAAATGGATATGAGGCTCTTACTGGCTGAAGCACGAGAGTTGTTTCCAAATACACCGCTCGATCAGTTCACTCCTTTCCGAGAGGGCTATACGCCACTGGATATAAAAATCAAACCACGCTCCTACACACCAGCTCGTTTTATTTTCTCAAAAGAGTTAATCAACATTAGACACAGATTAGGAGATTTCGAATGCGATGTGGAGTTGAGCTAAACCTGCAAGCGATGGCACAGATTATGAATCTGCCCGCACAGTACTCAATCGAGGACATTAAGATTGAGGAAGGCGATCACAACAAGATCCTTGTGTTTAAGATCCGAATTCCTTCCGCAACACCAACTGGAGTGGATCAGGTGATAAGGATAAAAGAGCTACCGCTTCACCACAGTGATCTATGCGGCCACAACGTCGTATGTTGGGGCTCCATCCCCGTTCTTATTCGCTCCTTCCTTAATGGTTTGGAAGGCGAGGAGTGGGAGGAAAAGGTGGATGATCCGGGAAGGAATATGTAGACATTGGATATGTCAGGAGGGTAGAATCGCGTGATCAAGTACATCGGCTCCAAGCGGAAGCTCCTCCCGGTCATCCTCCGGACAGTGGAAGCCCTGCCCAATGCCGGAACGGTCATTGACCTGTTCTCCGGCACATCCCGCGTGGGACACGCGCTCAAACGCGCCGGCTACCGTGTGCTCGCAAATGACCACAACGCCTACGCGCACGTCCTAGCCACGTGCTACGTGCAAGCTGACCGGGAGGATGTCGTTGACGACGCAAAGAAGCTCGTTCGCGAGTTGAATGCCTTGCCGGGCAATCCCGGGTACTTCACCGAGACCTTCTGCGTTCGTTCGCGTTACATACAACCGAAGAATGGGGAACGGGTAGACGCTATTCGGGAAGCCATCGAGCGCAAGGGGCTGGAGCCGGAGCTCAAGGCCGTCTTGCTTACATCGCTCATGGAGGCTGCTGACCGTGTTGATTCAACGACCGGTCTACAGATGGCGTATCTCAAGCAGTGGGCTTCCCGCTCTTTCAATGACTTGAGGCTGCGCGTGCCACAGGTTCTGCCGCAGGCTCAGAACGGAAAAGGGGCGGCCTACTGCATGGACGCCCTGGACGCCGCCCACGAGCTCAGAGGCGACGTGGCCTATCTTGATCCTCCTTACAACCAGCACTCCTACCTCGGCAACTACCACGTCTGGGAGACTCTGGTCCGATGGGACAAACCCGAAGTGTACGGCGTTGCCTGCAAACGCGTCGATTGCCGACAAAGGAGAAGTCCCTTCAACTCTAAGCGTCAGTGCCAGCGTGCGATGCAGAAAGTGGTCCATGCCGTGAGCGCACCAGTCTTGGTCGTGTCGTTCAATAACGAGGGGTATTTCAGCCGGGAGGAGATGGAGAGTCTGCTCGGCGAAAGAGGTGAGGTGACAATCCTCGAGAACGACTATAAGCGCTACGTTGGTGCCCAGATAGGCATCCACAACCCTCAGGGCGAGAAAGTAGGCGAAGTCAGTCACCTGCGGAACAAAGAGTATCTCTATGTGGTCGCAGACGAGTCTTCTGGAGTTCACTCTCGTTTGGGAGAATAGGAATGTTTCTGATACTCTATGGTTTTTTCGTGTTATGGGCCGTTTGGTTCTTAATCACGCGCTTCCACAACTAGGGCCGCTTTTTTTGAGAACGATAACCCCCACAACCTTTTCTTCACCCCGAACGATGCGTAGTCATAGGTTGAATCCGGAACGGATTCATACCTTGACGAGCAGAGTGCAGGGGGTAAACTCTCGGGAAGGGGGTTGAGATTCTACATGAAGAAAAAGAAAGAAGTTCAGCTACATCCGGGCCAGTGGGCTGCTTTACAGTCTGAGGCCCGTTTCGTAGCGATGATTGCAGGGACCGGCAGTGGCAAGACGTGGTTCGGTCCGAAATGGCTGTACAGGGAAATCTCAAACCACCCAGGGAAAGAGTGGATGGTGGTTGCGCCGACCTATAAGATCCTAGAAGACGCATCGCGTAAAGAGTTCCTTAACTTCTTCGAAGGTACGGAATTGGAAGGGGAGTTGAAGTTACAGCCCAATATCTATCTGTTGCCTGATGGAGGCCGGGTCTATTTCCGTTCTGCCGATAAACCACACTCCATCGAGTCCGTCCACCTTCAGGGGGCATGGGCGGACGAAGCAGGACAGTACTCAAGGTGGGCTTGGGTTGTGCTACAGTCACGTGTGGGGTTGAGTGAAGGTAAGATTCTGATTAGTACAACACCTTATGCAGAGAATTGGCTCAAGCTTGAGTTCCAAGACTATGCACGAATTGATCAATTTGATGAGAATGGGAATCATATAACACTAGAGGAAGGAGAGGAGCCAGAAACCTATCACGTTATACGATTTCCTTCCGTCCTCAATCCCCTGTACTCTATGGACGAGTACAAACGAATGGAGAAAGTACTTGACCCTCGTGAATTCAACATGCGTTACCGTGGTGTGTTTGAGCGTATGGAGGGTCTAGTACTCCCTCGATTTGAAAATTGTGTGACGAGTGGGGATCCGTACAAGGTTCACGCAGATGATTATCGTATAGGATCGGTTGACCCAGGAATGAGCGATCCGTTTGCTGCACTAACTGCTATCTATGGCGATGACGGCAAGCTTCATTTTAGACGGGAGTTATACAAATCAGATATGCTATTGAGGGACCTTCTCGAGTTCCTCGATATGGATACCACTTATTATATGGACCCAGCGGCGCGTCGTGAGAGGGAGGAGCTTTCGGCGTTGGGTTTGGATGTAAGACCGGCTGTGAATGACATTCGTCCTGGTATTCTCAAAATCAATGAGATGATTGCGGATGAGCGTCTCGTAATTCCTCGAGATTTATTTCCGAATCTCCGTTCTGAAGCCGCAACCTACAAATATAAGCCTAAAGACGATAAACCGGATAAATCGACGCCTCATCACCTACTCGACTGTCTGCGTTATCTCGTTATGGGACTTGAAGATGATAGGCAACTCGATATATACTTACTGTAAAGAGAGGTTGAGGAAATGAAACTTTTCGATTGGGCTGGTAAAGCTTCCGCAACTCTCCCAATCAAACTGGGGAGTCTGTTTGGGAGTTCGTCTATTCCACCGCCTGTCGGTGTGTTGTCTTTTTTACAGCTATACGAAACCGACCCATATATCACAAGAGCTGTGCGTCTCATCGCTTGGTCGTGCGCAATGGCTGAGCGTCGTGTTGTGGGGCCGGAAGGTGAGGAGATCGAACACCCTATACTAAGCTTGTTCAGAGCTCCCAATGAAGATGAGGGCTCATTCGATTTCTTTGAGTCTACTATATGCTATCTCTCATTAGGTGGAGAGTTTTTCTGGGAGATTGTTCCAGATAAACTCAATGTGCCTAGAGAACTCTACAACATGAGACCTGACCGTGTAAAGCTTATGTTGAATGATAAGAATACTAGAATATCTCATTACGAGTTCTCTGCTGGTATGGAGAAGGAAACGTTCAATAAGGATGAGGTGGTTCATACAAAACACTTTAACCCCACCAATGATTTTCGTGGTATGCCATCAGTTAAGCCTCTCTCCAACATCGTAAATGCTGATAAGTATGGTTGGAGATGGATTAGGTCTTACCTGAAGCGGTATGGTGTATCGAGGGGCTTCCTTACAACTCAGTCTCGAATAAGTGAACCTGCTTCAAAGCGGCTGAAACAGAAGTGGCAGTCCCCTGGTGAAGACTCCAATGAGACTCCTCTACTCCCCTTCGGTATCGACTGGAAGGATATTGCGCGACCTCCGAAGGAGAGCGGTTTGACGGACTTTATGGACTTTATCACACAAGCAAAACTATCGGTATTGGGAGTCCCACCTGCCTTAGCAGGATTAGTTGAAACGGCTCGTTATGCATCATATGATGTGCAGCTTAAGGCTTTCTATACCTTGACAGTCGTTCCACATCTGATAAAGCTTGAAGATGCAATCAATAGACAACTTATGCCTCGCTATGGTGAAGGTGTAGGTAGGTTTGAGTTCGATAAGACTTCAATAGGTCTGCTCGATTTTGAGTCACTTGTGAATGCTCTCTCAGACCAATTTGACAGAGGCAGTTTGACACCGAATGAGTTCATGAAAGTCACCGGACTTGGAGAACCCTATGAGAATGGGGGCAACGATCACTACCTAGGCGAGAGGAAAAACAATGTCCAGTCGTCCAGAGAAGGAGAAGTTTCGGAATCTGACGGAGAACCTGAAGAAGACTAAGCCTTTTGTCCTTATCCATGATTTTCTCAGCATAACAGGTAGTTCCGTCTACGGAACTGATGATCCGGACGATCTTGATATCGTTGTGAGAGCGGAATCTGGTGGGGAGGGTATTGTTCTCAAGCTAGATAGAAACCTCATGATGAAGGTGCAGCGCGTATTTGAAGAGCATTCGGATAAGAAAGTTCACTTTATTCCAGCATCAGTAGGACCAAACTGGGATCATGTTCCGGCAGCCGATCTCGTGGTGGTTCCGAAGGATGAGTTCGAATATCGTAAGGTTCAAGACACTGACATTATTCGAAAGAAATCTGCCGATCCTCTAGAGGAGGCCGAGACTTCGAAGCGTAAGGATCGCATTGCTGCGGGTAAATTCTTCTATCCTATGAAACCAGCTCGCGCAGCCGAGGTGAAGGAACGGATGTCAGTGGAGAATCTTGCGGATTTTGTTGGCGACTACCCCGCCTACGTTGAGAAGAAGTATGATGGGGTTCATTGTATTTTGATGAAGGCATCTGGCGAAGTTCGAATTGTCACGGATGATGGTACGGAGTGTACTGAGCGTTTCCCTGAGCTTTCAAAGTCTCTCAAGAACTTGAGGGGCGATAACAAACCATCTACACTAACTCTTGCTGCCGAGATCGAGGTTTGGAAAGGTGACGAACATTTAGATCGAGAGGATGTTGCCGGGTACATCCATTCTCACAGTGAACCCGATGAGTCTGGAGTCGTTGCAAACGTTTTCGATATTCTGTTTGAGGATGGTAAGGATCTCCACAAGGTTAATTTCATCGACCGACGTGGGAGGCTGGAGAAGTATAACTTCCCGCAGTCCACTCTTGGCAAGCCGGAAAGTGGCCTGAATCTTGTTTCGAGTAAGAAGGTATTAGATGATGAGGAGCTCGTAAGAGTTGCGAAAGAGCTTTCCCACAAGCAAGGTTCTGAAGGTGTGGTGGTAAAGACGGCGGGTGGAGAATATCATATTGATGGTTTAAGGAGTTATTCTTCATTTGTGAAATTTCACAAGAACATCCTCATCCACGGTATAGTGACTGAGCGTAAGGAAACAAAAACAGACGGTGTGTTTAACTATCGCTATGCTATTAAATCTCCAAACCCCGCCACACCTGTGGAGGTAGGTGGCGAAACGTATGAGGATGTTGGCTATACCTTCTCCACTAAAGTTAAAGCCAACGTGGGCGATATTATCGAGGTGGAGGCCGAGACTGTGAATGTTGAAGATAAGGATGGTCAGGTGGATGTAACTGCTTGGGTGCCTCGATTCATTGGTGTTTCAGAACGGAAGGAAGCCGACACAGTTGATGCGGTGATTGACGCTGCTGAGGATGAGGGTATTTTGTCTATTCAAGATCAGAAATCCGATGGAGATTGGCCTGACGGCGGCGATAAAGAGTACAACTATGTTGTACAGCATCACTATCGAGGGAAATCTGTTCATGGTGATTTGAGGATCGAACACAATGATTACCTGATTGGTTGGACCCTTATGGACCAGCAAGAAGGTGAGATTGATGAGCCGGTTACAGCTATGAGTCAGGCGGTAAGTGAGGATGCTGATCCGGACTCCTTCAAGATCAATTGGAAAACAGGCGAGTTCGATAAACGACAGACTCGAAGCGGGAGTATTCAACGTGCAAATATTCGGTGTGCCCCTAAGAAGAAAGAGCCTTCAGAATGGTTGAAGGTTGAAGGGGTTTCGCCTGCGGGAGAAGTTGGTGCCACCAAGGAGTACCCAGGCGTCTTCCATATTGTGGACGAAGGTAAAATGGCGTACGGTGCTCAGAAGCCCTACTTCCATGAGTACTTCTTCGATGGTAAGGCGCTTGAAGGCCGTATTATTTTCCGACAGATAAGTCGTAAAGCTTCAAAGTGGACTAACTCACCTACTCTCGCCTACACCACAGTCTATGGTGAAGAACCCGATGAGATGTTGAGAGGACGTACTGAGCATGGAGAACGTGACTGGAATGGTTTGAGAGTAGATGAACATCTAAAGGACGAGTGGTTGGACGCCCTATCTGAAATAGACTTGATTGAGGTTCGTGCTAGCTGTGAGGGCCACGGTGAAGACCGTCCTACTTATATTGTGATCCGTCTTAACGATGATGGCCTCTCGGAATCTGTTGCAAAATCACTTCACACCCCCGATAACGGTTATTATGCTCGGTGTGATATGGGTGCGGAGAATCGACCTCGTATCTGTATTGCTGGTAAAACGTGGTATGGTGAGTCGGATTGGAAAGATTGGTGGGACGGGCTGGCTGGTTATATTAGTCAATCTCTCTCAAATGCTGAGAAACTTAGCCTCGAGCAGTTCAATGTGGAAGGGATAGACTACGATCTTGCTCATCCGGAGACTCGCTGGCCTGAGCTGCTGGCGGATCTTCGCTACCTAGGCAACTCCGGGTATCCCAAATTGAGTGCCGGAGAAGAGTGGGGCGAGTGGGATATGGAAGCTCTACTCAAATATTTTGCCAAGATAGTTGATGTTCTGAGATCAGTTTATTTCCCTCTCTTGCCTCCGAGTAAGGATGATGAGAGTTTTGATACCTCCTACTGGAAAGCTTACCGAAAAGCTGAACAGTATATGGAAAGTTCGCCTCCTAAAGAAGACGAGATTTCTGGTTGGAACGAACAACGAGAGAGTACAATAAAATCCAATAAGGCTGAGGTTTTGCCTCCAAGTGATGAGGAGGAAACTCCACGGAGTGCTTTCTATTGGATTATGATGAAGCCGAAAGAGCAAACACCTTATGTTCTTCAAAGTGGAGAGAAAGATTGGATTCCCCCGAAAGACTTCTCTTGTCTACCAACCAATGTTAAGAAGAATATTCCAGAGAAATATCAGTACTGGAAATTCGATGACGAGAGTAAGCGTAAAAGTGTTCGAGATGAGTTGATTAAGGAGTTCGAGGTGCATGAGTTAGGTGTTCCTGAAGAGGAAGAGAAAAAGCAGGCACCAGAACTCCCACCGTCCAGTTCATACGTGGAGCCTATGTCGTCTCCTGACTGGAGGGAGACCATCAAAAATAACCTGAGTGCCAGCCTATTCGTTCTTGCTGATGATTCAGTTCCCCTTGTAGAGCTTCGACGGTACATACGGAAGGCTGAGGGTAACTGGCTTATAAAATCCAAGTCAAGTAAGATCGAAGACGTATTTGAAGATTCGAATATTGTGTTTGATGGTGAGTACTACTACGCCTACCGGTTCAAGAGTGAGAGTAAGTACCGTCTTGTTCGTAGATGGTGGAGAGGCCAGTACGTGGTTAGATTTGGGCCTTCTACCGAAATATATGATCTTCTCGTAAAGGATGGTGGTAAAACATACCACTTTGAGATGGATGGTGATCCAAGAGAAGAAAATGTTATGGCTGTCCCGTCTGAGGAAGGCACGGATAAGCTTTGGAGTATTAGTGATTCGTCGGAACTGGATGCTGGTACCGCGCTCAACCCGACAAAGGAGACACCTGCTTGGGCTGACGTTGTGGCAGAAGGCGGGGTGAAGATATTAGAGGATTCGGCCAGCGTCAAGAAGTTTGATCTTGAAGGCGAAAAGACAATTGTAATTGCGCGAGAAGAATCCGGTAGCAATATATGGACTGCTGCCTATAGTGAAGATTCTCCTAACGTAAAGCTCGGCTTCAAAATGATGACTAAGAACGAAGATTTACAAATCGTTGGGGGCGTCGTGTACCAAGCAGATCGTTTCGATACTGATGGCGAGAAGGCAAACTCAACGGTTATTCGAGATGCCATGTACTACTTCATGGAGCATGGTCTGAAGTTTTCTACAGATCACGATAAATTTTTCCGTGCAACTGTTCTTGAATGCTTCCAAGCAGAAGAGGATACTCAAAAAGCAGGGGGTATTGTAAAGGCTGGAGATTGGTATATGACAATTCGAATAAATGATCCTAATGTTTGGGTGCTAGTAAAAAATGAAGAGATTAGAGGTTTCTCGTGGGAAGGTAGAGTTATGAGACGAAAAATAGAGTCTTGACTTGCATACCTCTAGGCTATACAGTAGACTACTAAGTGGAGGAAGGTAATATGGCTATGGAACTAATAGCAATTCGACCTAGTATCTTGAGTTTGGTTCGGAATCCGGCCAATCGAAAGTGGTTCTACGTCAAAAAGGAGGAAGGTATGGACGAATTCGAAAAGGAAATCCGTGAAGCCTTCCCTCTGGATGATGAGGTCGAGTCAACTTTCACTGATTGTGAGAAGGCGTCTGAGGTTTCGGACGATGCCAAGGAAGCAATCAAGAATGCTCTCCGCGTTCTGTCTAAGTGGGTTGACGATCTCCCGTCTGAGGTGAAGAAGGCAGTCGCGGTTTTGGCACGCGCCGCTGGCTATGGCGAGAGCTATGGCGAGGCTGGCGATGAGGACAAGACTATGGAGGTGGAAGTTGACACGGCGGCCCTTGAGGCTAAACTCGACGAAATCTCTAAAGGTCTTGCTACATTGCTGTCTGGAGGCGCTAAGAAGGAAGAGGGTGAACTCACCCTTGAAGACGCTCTTGCTGCTGAAAAGCTCGGATTGCTCACACTTATTGAGAGCATGAAGTCAGAGGAGCCAGAAGTAGAGGTCGAGGAAGACCCTGAAGATGACTCCGAAGATGAGTTGTTCACGGACGAGCAGAAGCAGGCAATCGCGCAGGCCGTCAAGGAAGCGGTCCAAGAAACTATTGAGGAGGGCTCCGACTAATGGAACTGAAGGATATTCTCAAGGACAGCCTCCACGGGGTTCTCGACCCGTTGATGGAGGCTAATGCACGTAAGTCCAGTGGTAACTCGGATACAGAGGATGATGAGCACATCAGCATCTCGAAGTATCTTCGTGGTGTTGCTACTGGAAATTGGTCTCATGCGAAGAAGGAAGCGTCTCTGTATGAAGAGGCAATGAAGTACTCTGAGGATGTTGGTACGGAAGGTGGGCTTCTGGTTCACCCGAAGATTCAGGAGCAGATTATCCCGCTGATTAGGAAGCGGGCCGTAATCCGTTCTCTGAATCCGCAGGTCGTGAATCTCCCCAATACCAATACGCTTCAGATGCCTCGACAGACTCAGGCATCCGACTACGCATGGGTTGGTGACAATTCAGACATCGAGGATGATGTTGATCAGGAAGTGCGTTGGGGAGACATTGAGCTGGTCCTGAAGACGGTTGCAGGATTTGCTCGTATCCCGAATACGCTTCTGGAAGACTCTACGCCTGCGGCAGACAGGTTGGTTACGAACGACATCGCTAAGGTCCTTGCGCTTGCCGAAGATGAGGCTTTCCTCATTGGTGACGGCGGGACTGAACCTCTTGGGATTTACCATCTCTCCGAGGTTAACGATGTTAACGTGAATGCTCAGCTTGATGGTGCAGACGGTTTTGATACTCTCATCGACGCCCAGACGGCTGTGGAGAACGTGAGTGGTGAGTATACTTCTTGGCTGATGAACCCGACCATGAAGGGTATCATCCGACAGTTGAAGGATACTAATGATCGCCACATTTGGTCGCAGGGCGACATGACTAAGGGCGAGCCTGATTCGCTCCTTGGCGTCCCTGTGTACTACTCTCGTCAGATCCCTGGGAACATGGACTACGATGGTGACACGCTTGCTAATCGTACGTTTATCGTTCTGGCCGATTGGTCTGAGTTTATGATCGTCCAGAAGCGGGATGGCATCTCCATGAAGTCTTCGGATGTGGCGTCCGATGCCTTCGAGCAGAACCAGACAGTCTTCCGTGGAATCAGGCGTGTGGACGGCGGTCCTCGCGTTCCTGAGAATTTCTACATCCTCAAGAACATCCACACTGCATAAGGAGGACTGACTATGGCTCTATACGCAAACACCAACGTTCAGATCCGTGAAATTGCGGACTTTGCTATCGGAACCCCTCCGCAGTCTATCGCATCGGAGACTGTGGAAACGTCTGCGTGGGTTAATATTCACGAATGGCGGCGAGGGGTTGGGATGGCTCTTGTTCGTTGTGCATCCGACGGCACAACCTTGCATGTTTATTGGAGGCAGGCTACGGATGCCGATGGCTCTGACGCCAAGGATCTCGGGGACGAGGTGACTCTCGAGGCTGATGGTGAGCAGAGTCTTATGTGTATCGCAGAGGCTCGTGAGACGGAAGTAGATACGGACGGCGGGTTTGGCTACGTCGCTCTTGCTTTCTATCACGATGAAGGTCAGGCTCTTGATGGTGCTTCCGTTGTGGGCGGGATGCCCTACATGCGGGATGAGAACGTCAAGACGACCGATTCCCTCGATTGCACTACTACTACTACTACTTAAACAGGGCGATTACGTGGGGAGTTAGGCTGATATCTTCTTCATCTCCCTTGCCCACTTGTGCTGGGCTTAGCTCCCCACGTTTTTCCTTTCGAAGGAGACTGTAATGCTCACTAGACCGAGCACAGATAAAGCACAAGGCGAAGCAGATCGCATTGTTTTTGCGATTGACTCTGATATCGAGCTTAACTCCTCCCACACCGGCGGAGTCCTGTTGGTTGATACGGGAAGTGGGGATGTGGAGATGGTTCTTCCTGACATTGATGAAGCTGGGGGTTCTGTTATCTACATCATGGTGGTGTGTGGAGCGAATACGCTTACTGTTGTAGCTCATGAGGGAGATTCGGTGGCAGACGACTATGGCTTCAGCACCTCTACTCAGTGGTCTCATTTGACCCTAACGGCGGGGAGCAATAACAACTGGACCGTCAAGATGAGTTCTGGTGACTGGGCGGTTGAATCCACCACTACATAAATGGCCAGATTAACAACCAGAGATCGTTTGAAAATGCGACTGGGGCTGGTTGGCCTAAGCGGACACCGCGACCTCGAGATCGAGTTCTTTGAAATTTGGTACTCGGGGTCTGGTTCTGCTACGGTCGCTGTTACCACTGATGCTGTCGTAATTGACGTAAGTTTAGGCACCACTACCACCACAACCTCGGGCTATCCAACTGAATTCGCCTTCGAGGATTATGAGACAGTAGATGAGATAACCAGTGCTATTGAGTCTTATGATAGTGACTGGATCACCATCACCTACAATCACGGTAGTGCTTTGTCCAGCTCACTTTCTTATACCGAGGAGACCTCTTGCACTGGGTATACAAATCGCGTTGCGCTAGAGGGCGAGAGAAACTACTGGCTCGGTTCACTACTTGATCAAGTTAGCGACTGGATTGAGAGATGGTGCTACAGGCATTTTGAGCAGGACACCTACACTGAAATAATATCTGGTAATGGAGATAAGAAACTTTACCTTCAGAATTATCCTGTTAGCTCTATCACCTCCGCATCAACGTGGGACGGAAGCTCTTGGGATACAGTGAGCTCAAGTAGCTATGATGTGGATGAGGATTTGGGTATACTGTATAGGAAGGCTGGATGGACTGAAGGTTGGGATAACATACGTGTGGTGTATGTGGCGGGTTACGCTACTATACCAAAAGAGCTACAAGATCTTGTCTGTGACGTAGCAGCAGTCTACTACTTTAAGCATGGCCGAGACCCATTGCTGACGCTTGAGAAAGTAGGCTCTTATCGTGAGGAAGTTGCGAAAGACTTCCTCGGGGAAGACTTGAGATATAGGCTTAGAATGTGGATGAGATACGATGTCTGATTATAATGGACCTCCGAATGGGTGGGAGCGTTGGCGTGGTAAAGTAACCGAGAGTGTAGATTTGATGAGAGAAGAAATCAAGACTATGCCTGATGATATACGGAAAGATCTACACAAGATTGATGTTAGGTTAGCCACCATTGAGAAGGAGGTTTGGATTTTGAAAGGTAAATCAATCGTGTGGGCTGCTATTACCTCTGTGGTTATTTCCGCAATTATTTTCACCGTCGCTAGGGTGATTTTCGGATGACAGTAGACAGGATAAGAGATATTGATGAGGCGGTTGATAAGCTTAAAGCTATCGACAAGATGATGCGTGAGAATGCTAATGGTTTCCACACTGACACCATGACAATGTACCTGTTGATTGATGATCCGAGATTTCAAGTTTTTTTTTTTTCGTCATAGCCGAAGAACCTAATGGTCTGAGCTGGCACGCACATAAAGAGTCTTTCCAGCATATGCTTGTGTTAGAGGGATTGGTAGAGATATATGTTGGAGAACATGCGGTCTGTTTAGGACCCAATAATTGTTACTCGATTGATCCTGGTACTCCACATGCTGTGCGAGCAAAGAAGGGTTCACTTTTCGTCGTAATACTTCAGCCTGCCGAGGAGTCACTTCATCGTGAAGGGGAGAAGTTGGAGAAATCACAAAGTTGATGTAGAGGAGCGAGCTTTGTCAGAGAATGAATTGCTTGGATCTGACGTAACATGGTCTACGAAGTTGAGAGGCGTGAGATGTCAGATTGAGCCGATTAGTTCGAAGGAGCAGGCATTTCAAGACCGCGAGTCGATTGAGGTGGAGTATAGAATGTACACGAATACTCTTGATATTGATGAAACTGATCGCATCGTTGGTAGGGGCGATATACTTGAGGATGGCGTGAGGTACGGGATTCAGGGCGTTGTGAGTTGGGGCAACCATCTTGTGGTGAGGCTGAGAGAATGGCAGTAAACCAGATACTGAAACGACGAATGAGGGAGCTCATGAAAGAGGGTGTGAGATTTGGCAAGCAAATCACCACCATGAGGACCTATCCTCCCGCCGCTCCAGGTGGCGAGCCGCCCGCAAAGCGAACCGGTAATTTATCTGGTGGTATTTACGGCAAGACAAGAATAATCGCTGGTAAGGCGGTTCAGTTTGATATCCGTTCTGATGCGAACAGGGCTGGTCGTCCATATCCACTTTTCTTAGAGGTAGGATGGACTACTCGGGGTGGGACCTATGCTTTCCCTCGCCCTTGGCTACGTCCTATATTCGATCATCTCAAAGAGCAAATCCAACCTATTATCATGCGTCCTTTAGATAGTCGTGATTGGAGTTTGGTTCGTAAGCCAGTTCGCAAGATTCGAGAGGGTACTGAATTCAATATACAGGCTCGTGTGGAGATACATATTTGAGAGATCTAATACGAGCTATTGGTGAGTACTGGAGTTCTCAAAGTGAGCTCACAGATCACTTTACAGGCGGGATTCATCTTACGCAGATGCCAAACGAGTACGGGAAGCCATATGCTGTGGTTGGGGTTGAGGAGTTACACGAACCTTTATGTTGGCCGGATGAGTTAAATACCTATATCGTTTACTTCTTTCTTTACTCATCCAGCTCCACCAATCCAACTGAGCTTATTAATGGGGCAGAGTTAGTTAAGGATGCTTTTGACCTTGCTGAGTTCTCTGTTGATAATTGGGAACTCAAGCATTTTAAGAGAGAACGCTCCACAGCTCCGTCGAAGGTTGACAAGATGTGGAGTATCACGATAGAATACGAGTGTATACTGGAGGAAGAATAAATGGCTGATCGCTCAACAATATCTGGCATCTATGGCCGTGTGATATGGCCGGGGCATTATACCTCCCATACCTTTAGCTGGTCTATGGATGTTGAGGCTGAAGCACCTGAGGACACCGCGTGGGAGTTTGACGCAGGCGGTGATGTTGTCCCAGGTACTGGTGGTGATGGTTGGAGAACCTACTCCAGTGATTGTATTCTGGGATTTTCTGGAAGTTACGAATGTTACCAAGACGAAACGCCTGCGGATTTCTCGCCCGGAACTGAAGCGGTTATCGAGCTGTATGTGGACCGTGATGCCGGAGCTTCTTGGGTGGGGACGGCGGTTTGTGGAGGAATTCATCCCGAAGCTCCCATAGATGGGATGGAGACGGTAAGCGTTGATTTCCAAGGTGTGCTAAACCTCAACGTGAAGGACTCGACTACTACGAGCTGATAGGAGGAACTTAAAGTGGCTGATAGATCTACAGTTTCGGGTATCCACGGTTTTGTCTCAGCGGGTGATTTTACCGATCATGCGTCTACGTGGAGCATCGACATCGAATGCGATACGCCCGAAGATACTAACTGGACCGATTGGGAAACTTGGCCTGCTACGGAGAACTGGCGCACGTATCTGCCGGGCCTTCGTGGGTGGAGTGGGAGCTTTGAAGGTTTCCACGATGATAGCCCTACATCGTCTCTCTTGCCGGGCTCCGAAATGACAGGGTTGTTCTATGTCAAATGGGATCCCGATGATGGAACGTATGTGGGCTACTCTGGCCTCATCATCATCACTGGTGTCCATCCTGAAGTCTCTCTCGACGGCATAGCTTCGCTGTCCGTTGACTTTCAGGGGACCGAGGAAATCACCATTGGTGATATCGGTGGTGCAACTACTAGCTAAAATCCGGAAGGAGTAAGTGGGCATGTCTGATCTCGAAGTTGTGCTCGGACAGGGTAAACCAAAGATCCAGATCGGAGAGGATACTTATTTGGTATCTCCACTCCGTCTACAGGACTTTGGTGAATTTCGTGAATGGGTGAAGGAGAAGCGCCTAGGCACTTTCATGCGGGCGGCGAAGAAGATGGATCTGGATGCAGACGCTTTTGACAGGGCCATCCAAAAGATCCTCAGTGTAACCCCCGTTGTGGAAGGCGAAGGCGATAACGCCACTGTGAGCGATGATGTAATTGCTCAGATGGGGACGGAGGAGGGTATGGAATATCTTGTATACCTCTCCATCCGGCGAAATCATCCGGACATTGAGCTGGACGACCTTGATCTCGATTTTGGTGATCTTGAGAAACTAACCTCAATCATTGCTGAAATTTCCGGTCTTCCGACTCCGGATGAAAGCGAGAGTGAGAATGCCCGCCCTACAGAGAAGGCTTGAGTTATAGAGAAGGCATCCCTTTCCTATGCTACTTCTATCATTTCTCTATAGATGAAGTTGGGCGTCTCACACCTGGACAGTACCGTATCTTTCTAGAGGAGGCCGCGAGGATCCTGAAGGAGATGGAACCCTCAGGGTCCTCCCGCTCTTCTATAGATCCGTCAACTAAGCGAAGACTAGCAGCGAAGGCACAGCGATGGCGGTAATTGATACAGCTTATATCTCCTTTAGGGCACAGATGGATCGCTCTTGGGGAGCTCTCCAACAGCGTTTGGGCAACGTATTCAACAGCATATCAAAAGCTGCTAGAGAGGCAACCGATGTCCTTGGTGGTGGTGCTGGTCCTATCATGGACTTGAGGGGTGCGTATCAAAAACTAGGCGACGCCTCTACCATCACGAAGGAAAGACTAGACACTGTAAGGATGGGTGGGGAAGGAGTACGTCACTTTCTCCAGAATGCTCGTACCGATCTCAACAAATATAGAACCTCTCAACGGGGTGCAGCAAAGGAGGAGGCCCGTCACAAAGACCAGCTTGACAAGCTAAAGGTATCCCATAGACAACTTACTTCAGACCTTGTTCGCCATCGAAAGCAGTCTGGAAATACTAGGGAAGTAATGCAATGGCTGAGCAAGGATTTCCAAATCACGTCGGAGATGAGTCGTAGGTTTACCCAGGATATTGGGGCTCATAGAAAAGAGGAGAGAACCCTTCAGACGCAGATTGGTAGAGTTTCTGAAGCTATCAAGCGAAGAGAAGGGGCTATGAAGGAGGCTCAAAAGGAGCAAGAAACCTACGGTAAGAGGATTACGGAAGTAAAAGACGCGATGGGCGATGTAACTGCGGCTCACCTGAAGCTTTTACGCTTACCCTTTTTTGCTACTAAGATTGCAACAAGCGCGTTAGTCGTTCTCACCGGTATGTTTGTGGGTCTTGCGGCTGCTGCGGGGTCTCTTACGTACCAAATGGCCGAAGTAGCAACGATGTTGAATAGGAGGACGATTCCTGCACTGGAGTCATTAACGAATACCGTCGTCAATGTATCTAATGAGTTTGGTGCAGCAAGCAAAGACATATCAAAGGCATTATACCAGATTCTCTCCGCGCAGGTTGGTGTGGGTGAGTCAAGTGAGGTGTTAAGAGTTGCTACTGAGACTGCTCGCGCAGGTTTTGTGTCTGTAGGCATAGCTGCCGATGCGTTAACCACCATTATGAATGCTTATGGTATGTCGTCTATGGATGTTGGAAAGATATCTGACCAGCTCTTCATGACTGTGCGAAAGGGCAAGACGACTTTTGCCGAGTTGGGTAGCCAGATCGGTCGTGTTGCAGCTCAGGGATCGCTAGCGAAAGTTGCAACTGAGGATCTTTTCTCTGCGATTGCTGTGATGACGCAGGCCGGTATCAAATCATCGGTGACTATGACATCACTCACAGCAATGTTGAGAAATCTCCTCTCCCCTTCGATGGATGCAACTGCTCTCGCTGCATCTAAATTCGGGGTTCAGCTTGGATCGGCGGGTCTTGAGGCCCAAGGTTTAATTGGGATAATGAGGGGGCTTGCCGGAGCAACTGCTGAGGAAATCCGTATGATTTTTGCTTCTCAGCGTGCGTTCCGTGGGGCAGCGGCGCTGCTTGAGAATATAAATGGCTATATGAAGACCTATGCGGATATGACTGATTCGGCGGGAACTCGAGTGGAGGCATTGGCTCAAGTTCAAGGAACACTTACTTATCAAATCCAAAGAACGGGGGAAGCAGTCAAGAACTTCACTGCTCAGGTTGGCCGCGCGATGGATGCGAACAAAACCCTTGCGTCGGTGGTGAAAGACGTTGCTGATGTTATGGCCGACTTAGTAGAGTTTTTCCAAACTGCTCAGGGACAGCAGGTTGCTTTGGGTATCTTGATAGGCGGTGTTACAGCGGCAGTGATTGCACTCGGAGTTGCAATAAGCGGCGTCCTCGTTGCCCTTAGTGTTATCCTACCTATGCTTGGCGCAGTCGGAGTCACGTTAGGCGGGGTAGCTGTTACTATCGCGGGAGTTGTTGGCTCACTTTTCGTTCTGACTGGTGTGATTGGAGTAGTCATAACTAAGTACCTCAAGGCGAAGAAACAACAACGAGAGCTCTCAGGCAAGGCATTGATAGACCGCTTGGGGAATGAGATTCAAGCTAGGAAAGAAGCCACCAAGATTATAGAGAAGCAACTCAATGCCTTAGAGGAGTTGCGAAAGGAAGAGGAGGCAATATTACACGTCCAAGATAATCTTGGAGATAATCTGGATGAAGATGTTCGACGGAGGAAGGAACGCAGTATAGCTCTTTCACTGGAGTTAAATCGTACAAGACAGCTAAGAGCTACGGTTATCGCACTCCAAGAACAACAGAAGCTCGGTATAGAGCTTAACGAAACCCTCTTGGGTGGGATACATGACCTCTCTCGCGCACGCGAACAGCTTGGGAAGGCTACTGAGGAAACTGCCGAGATAGAAAGAAAGCTACTTTTGGCTCGTGCGGCGAGTGCTCGAATGGAGGCGGGTTACAAGATGGCCGCGGCTAGGAGAGCTAGGTCGAAGGGCGAGTATAAAAAGTGGCTTGAGTTGCTGAAGGAAGGGCTTGAGCTTAAAGCGACCGCCGTCCAACTACAACAAGATCTAAATAGAGCGAAGGAGGAAGGCGCAAAGAAAGAGGGAGAAGCTGTGGGCTGGGCGGGCGAGAGCTATGAAACTCTCGAATCCAAGTTTTGGGATATTATCAAGGCGACAGAAAAGGGAGAGACGTTAGGTAGTAAAAACTGGAAAAACCAGATCAAAAATGCCGAGCAATATTCCAAGGCTGTTACGACAAGTTGGAGTGCCCAGATACAAGCACTCCAAGCGTATCTTGACCTAAATCCGGAGCTGAACGCGGAAAACAAGCGTATTATTGAGCAGTACAAGGCACAATTCGAGGCGAGAAGCAAGATTGTTGAAACTGCTGCTGGGTTCCTACCCGCTCTACGTCAGATGAAGGACTTAAGTGAAGGCGAAGCGCAGGCGATAGCAGATGAGCTCCGAGGCATTATTGATATGAAGGGCGAAGAATGGGAGATCGTTAAAGCTATGCAGGCGCAAATATATTATCAATCTGAACTTAAGTCGTTGCAGGAGGAGACCAGTGGGCTGAAGGAACGTAAAGGGATTATGAGCGAAACCATCCAAGCCATGCGCGATTCTGCTTCAATAAGTGAGGAAGGTGCTAAATATCTTGAGTTTAGAGCAGAGCAAGCAGCTAAGTTGGCTGAACTTGAAAATAGGCGTAAAGAACTTGAGTTGAAGATAAAGCAGGCCCAGCAAAAGGATGATAAAGACCGAGAGAAAGCACTTAAAGCTAGGCTTTACCTTACCAAGGTAGCTCTCGCTAATCAGAAGAGGGTTACTTGGGAGACATATCAGCAAGTTAAGAACATGGAGGATCAGGACGAGCTTCAAGATAGATGGGGTGCATTGAGAGTGAAAAATATGATGCGGAGAGGGATTCAGATGGGTCCGGCAGCCGTTTCGTTTGGTAAGGGTCCAGAGAAAGAGACAGCTAAGAATACTGGTTTGGGGGTAAAGGAGCTGAAAAATATTGGTGGTAAATTTGATACACTCATTGAAATTATGCTTGGGCGGCCTATCGAAAACGCTACATTTGGGGAGTAAATAAGTGGCACTCGATGTAAAAGAGCGATTTGAGACCTATGAGGGTGAGTTATCGAAAGAGGAGGGTGGCGACCTCACGCGGATATTTAACGTGCAGGGAGAGGAGGTCGCCACTGCGGCTGGTGCTGCTAATGCGATTGATGCGGATGACATACCTAGCACCGGACATAAAATCACCGTGACGGAGGATGGAGACGCCTACACATACTATCTGAAACGTAAACGATGGAAACGTGTAACTAGAGAATCTGTGGACGTATCGTGTTTCTATTCCTGTGATGGTGCTCATTCATCTGAATCTCCTGATGATAGCTCTTCTGATAATCAAGAGGCGGAGGAGCGTCGTAGAGGGATAACTTACGGATGCCCTTATAACGAAAGTCTTGACTTCGACACAATAGAAGTTGAGCAGCTATGGGGCAAACGGAATGGGAAGTATGTCCCTCTCCCACAGCCTGTCCAAGCTCGTATCCCAACAGCGGTTTGGAAATTCGACGTGAATATCTGTCCGGACTCGTCCACCTCCCAAGGACAAGCAATATTGAACTCTTTGGGCGGGATAAATGATGCGTCCTACCCTCCCGTATCAGGTTTAGGTGATCACCGTCCTTTCTACTTCAGCGAGACTAGGTTGATGTATATTGGTTGCACTGGACAGCCTCTCAAAATTGCAGGCGTTAATGACATCTCAGATGAGACGAGGGGTTGGGTTTGGAAGATGACTCTTGAGTTCGCCTTTAATCCTGATGGTTGGGAGTATGAGTTCTTCTACTTGACTCGTAAACAGCAAAATATCAAGTTTGAGACAGATGACACTCTTTACCTGTTCAATTATGATACTCAGGAGTTTGAGGAATGGACTGATTCTTCAGAAAATGCAATTACCAAAATGCCTGCCCAAGCTGAGCTTCCGTTAGTACATAGGGGGCCAGGCGATGTTCCTATCCCTTCTTACTGGGCTCAGATACCTACCCGGCCCCGACACGACTTTGCTGATGAATTCGACTTTTATTGGGGCGCTCTTGGAACATGAGTTTAAAGAAGGTAAGTCCAGGGGATAAAATTTCCGCAGGCTGGGCGAACCGACTTATCACCAGAGTTAACCAACTCACTAATATATCTGGTGATGGGCTGGCAAAGTCCAGCTTAGGGGGCATGTTCCTTGATGTGGTTCGTGAGGAAGGCTTGCCTTCCAACATTGTTCCGTGTAAAAAAGGGAAGGGTTGGACGACTGACGAGTTCCCATTCCCAGTCAGCTCTATTGTAGAACCAGACTATCTGGATGTGGTTTCATTGCAGGAGCCCATGAACGAGGTGAATGATGCGGAGATGGTGCATATTCACCCTTGTATTGCCCCTGGGATGTCGAACCTAGGGATTATTATGGAGCCTCCAGTAGGCGATGATGGAGACGGAAAGGTTTTGGTCGGTGGTGTCGGGATTGCGGCGTATATTGAAAAGTACCCGCCCTTACGTATCAATAAAACGGGCAACTCGTACGCGAAGGGAAAAGTTGCGCCTGGGGAGCGAATAGGAAATCAATTCGCCGGTCATGGAGGCATCATCAACCGGTCCAATATGAAGGGTGTTTGGGACCCCAATGGGCCGATGGAAGTCATACAGCCGCTTACGAGATCGGGCGATGAGGAACTACGGCTTCTACTCCGTAACTACTTTGAGGGTGACGACTTCACCGCGTTTGCGTTCGCGCTTGTCTACTTGGAGAAAGAGAACCAGGCGCCGTATTGCTATGTCTATGATAATCGTAATGATGAGGGGTGGTCCTTCCCTGCGAAAACAATCATATTTGAGAACTCTGATTACGATGTGAAAGACGGGTATGTTCTTGACGGGCAGGAGACTCCTGATTTTGGAGGGTGTAGAAGCGGCGCGGATGTATTGATGCTGAGACGTGCTGACACATGGCCGGACTTGTCTCATGCAATTTCCGCTAGTATTCCTCGTACTACTGGTGGTGTAAATGTTATTGATCGTAGGAAGGTGACTGACTCGGGCCATAATATCGTTGCGGATAGAGTCTATCAGACAACCTACCTAGGCATTGAAAAGGATTCATATCCAGATGGGACCCCTACTTTCGGGGTTGTTCCAGAGTATGCGGGAGGGTATGTATTTGCAAGCCCTTGTAGTGCTGAGGAAAGTGCCGAGGCCACTTCGATGGATTACATCCCGTTGGTTGGTGAGCGTCTTCGATTCCCATCTGCTACAGTGGAGTTCGAAGGCGGTGGAGTGGTGAGAGTTATAGGCGGTGTAGTGGATCCATCCGTCATCACCACTACCACAACCACGACAGCCGCCCCTACAACCACGTCACCCCCGACTACGGCTGCACCAACAACCACAGGAGCTCCTACTACAGCAGGCCCCACAACCGCTCCTCCAACTACGGCTGTGCCAACTACCACGACTCCCGCTGGCACTACGACAGCTCTGGGAACTACAGAGGCTCCTACTACGGAGGCCCCAACAACTTCCGCTCCTACTACGGCTCCTGCTACTACTTCCGCTCCTACTACTTTCGCTCCTACTACTACTACGGCTCCAACGACAGCCGCTCCGACGACTACTACCACTACAACTCTTGCCCCTACCACAACTACAACAACTCTTGCCCCTACCACAACTACAACAACTCTTGCCCCTACCACAACTACAACAACTC